ATTATGATTTTAGGATTAGATATTAGTACAAGTAGAATTGGAATCGCAATTATTGACGACCAATCAAAACTCATTACATGTGAGGAAATAAAAATGAAATCTTCGGACCCTCTTGAAACACGAGCCGAGATTTTTGAGACACGCATTAAAGAAATAAGGAGTAAGTATGTCATTAAACACGTATTCATCGAACAGCCGTTCATGGCCTTCTCCGGAGGAAAGACGACAGCAGTCACTATGGCTAAGCTTCAACGCTTTAATGGTATGTGCTGCTATATCACCTATAATTTATTTGGGAGCGCTTCAGTACTCATACCGGCGAATAAAGCGCGGGGATTGGTCGGTCTCAAAATACCAAGAGGCCAAAAAGCCAAGACTCGGGTTATTGAATGGGTTAGCGAAAGGTATCCGCAAGATTTTATAGTTGAGTATACAAGACATGGCAATCCAAAGCCCGGAACCGATGACAAAGCTGATGCAATAGTGATAGCGAATGCCGGTTTAAAATTAAATCAAGAAAATTCTTGACAAACTTCTTCAACATGTTATAATCTTATTATCGGAGGTAACATGGAAGAAAAGAGAAAGATATTGACCGACATTCTCGGGTCCTTTATCAGAAAGGGAAATGAACATCTTTATTCTTGTCCGTTTTGCAATCACCACAAAAAGAAAATGTCTGTCAATTTTGGAATTGGAGCATTTAAGTGTTGGGTTTGTGATACTCGTGGCAAGAACATATACAGAATTGTTCGCAAGTTTGGAAGCTACAACCAAAGGCAAAAGTGGCTACAATTAGATGGTCGCCTAGATCTATCAGAGTTTGAAAAGATCTTTGACGGCCTACAAGAGATTGAAGAGGACCAAGTCGTTGAGCTACCAGAAGAGATGGTGTCTCTTTGTAACAAGCGGCTTCCTTTATCATCAAAGCGTGCTTTAGAGTACCTAGAGTCTCGCAACATAACCAAGGATCAGATTCTTATGTGGAAGATTGGCTATTGCCCAAGCGGAAGATACGGAGGTAGAATAATTATTCCTTCGTTCAACAGAAATGGAGATCCAAACTATTTCATCGCTCGCTCTTATGTTGGTCATGGAAGGAAATACCTAAACCCACAAGCCTCAAGAGACATAATCTTTAATGAGCTTATGGTTGACTGGGACGAGCCTGTGATTTTAGTAGAAGGTGCGTTTGATGCAGTTGTGGCAGGAACACAGGCCATTCCGATTTTGGGATCAACTATGAGACCGAATTCAAAATTATTCCAAGCACTATCTCTTAACGACACGCCGGTTTATATCGGTCTTGATAATGATGCAGAGAAAAAAGCTGGACACATGATCAAGAACATGTTACAATACGATATGGAGGTTTTCAAGATTGATACCTCATCTGTTGACGATATTGGATCAATGTCTTCAGGTGAGTTTTCTTTAGCTTTCCAAAATGCCGAGACCATTGACTCGGATTATTACTTTTTTCAAAAAATGATGCAAAAAATAGTATAGGAGGATTTATGACTTATAAAATTGCACACATCGCGGATACCCACATCAGAAACCTAAAGTTTCATGATGAATACAGGGTTGTATTTCGCAAAATATACCAAAAACTTCGGGATCAAGGAGTTGATGCCATTGTTCATTGCGGTGACTTAGCACATACAAAGACACAGCTATCACCAGAGTATTTCGCACTCGCAACAGAGTTTCTCTACAATCTTGCCGAGATTGCTCCCACTTATATTATATTGGGCAACCACGACGGAAATTTAAAGAACTCTACACGAGAAGATGCGGTAACTCCGATTGTCACTGCTCTGAAGCATGCAAACCTTCATCTATTAAAAGATTCAGGTGAGTATAACTTCAATGGCAACCTTACATTCAATGTTAAGTCAATTTTTGACCGAGACAATTGGATTGAGCCCACAGATCAGTCCAGAGTCAACATTGGACTCTATCATGGTGCTGTAATGGGCTCAAAGACAGCAACTGGCTGGGCAATGGATCATGGAGATGACGACATTTCCATTTTTGCTAATTGTGATTATGCTATGCTTGGAGACATTCACAAGCCACAAATATTGGATGAAGAAGGGAGAGTGCAGTACGCAGGCTCAACCGTCCAGCAGAATTTTGGAGAATCTGGTAGAAAAGGCTATAAACTATGGACAATTAGAGGAAAAGACGACTTTGATGTTGAGCATGTAGGTATTCTATCTCCAAGACCTTTTATAACTATAAATCTTAACAAAACAGGAGGAATTCCGGAAGGAAGGCATATTCCGAGGGGTTGTCGCCTTAGATTGATAGCGACAACAAGCTTACCTTCAAATAAGATAAGAATGATCACAGATTATGCAAAATCTAAATATAATCCGTATTCTGTTTCGTTTTTGAACAAGAGTGACGATAATTATATAAACACCGGCGAAGGATCACACAAGATAGAAAATCTCAGGGATTTGGCTGTTCAAGAGCGGTGGATTCGGGCGTACCTACAGGATTTCAATCTAGATGAAGGTGTGATGACCGAGATATTAGATTTAAATTCAAAACTCAACAAGGAAGCAGAAAGAAATGAACAAGTCAGCAGGAACGTCACATGGAATATTAAAGAAATGTATTTTGAAAATCTTTTCAATTATGGATCAGATAATCGGGTGGACTTTAACAAGCTTTCTGGAATTGTTGGCATATTTGGCAAAAACTACAGTGGCAAATCTTCTGTTATTGATTCTCTTCTTTTCGGTCTTTTTAATACCACCTCTAAGGGTGAAAGAAAGAACGTTCACATCATTAATCAAAACAAAGATACAGCATGCATCAAGACAACTTTCTCTGCTGGTGGTCAAGATTATCAAATATGTCGCAATCTTAACAAGGTTAATAAAACCGTCAGAGGAAAAAAGACTATTGACGCAAAAGGAGACCTTGATTTCTCCAATCTTACAATCAACGAATCCTGCAACGGAGATTCAAAAACCGATACTGATGTCAATATCAGAAAAGTCATTGGATCAATAGACGACTTTATGATCACATCAATGGCCTCCCAGCTTGATTCCCTTTCGTTTATCAAAGAAGGCTCAACAAAGCGAAAAGAAATTCTTGCAAAATTCTTGGATTTAGACCTGTTTGATAAAAAGTTTAAGCTAGCCAAAGCTGCCGGAGCAGAGACCGCTGCCATAATTAAAAAAATGAAAGCAAAGAATTTTTCCTCTCAACTTGTTGCGAAGCAAGAAGAGCTTGAAGAAATTAAGGAGGACATCACCAAACAACAAAAGTATTGTGAAACCTTCTCCTCTAGATACGCCGAGTTACTATCAGAATTGAAAGAAGTTGAGGCCGAAATCAATTCTAGGCCGACGAACATAATTGACATTGAACAGGTCCAACATTCAATAATTTCAAAGAATAGAGATATAAACATCTTTGCTCAAGACATTGTAGACCTAGCGAACCTTATGGAAAAAAATACCGAGATTATAGGAGAGATTGACACATATTTAGGCTCTATGTCGCAAGACCGGTTAGAGACTCTAGAGAATAGCTGGATTATGTGGTCTGGGGAGAGAAACGATTTGGAAGCAAAACTTAAGACAAAACTCACCAGACACAGCAATGCTACAAAAAAGATTCATATGTTGGAAAACCACGAATATGATCCAGATTGTCGGTATTGTAGTGAGAATAAGTTTGTAAAAGATGCAAATGAAGCAGCTGCTGCACTACCTTCTGTACAGGCCGAGATAGATAGTCTTCGTGATTTAATATCAAATTTAGACTATAAAATTGAGGCTCTGGGTGTGGAACAAATCAAAAGAGATCTTCAAAAGATTCAAGACTTCAGAATGAGAAAAAACACTATGCTTTCGGGTCTTGACCAATCAAAAAGCAAAATTGAAGCAACAGAAGCAAGAATTGAACTCTTAAAGAACGAGGTTAGCTCGCTGGAGGCCCAATCGCAAGAATATGAAGAAAACAAGCATGTCATTGAAAACCTTTCAACTCTGCTTGGAGAACAGAGCGCCATACGCATGAAGGTAGCTGAATATAAGAGCAAGGTTGATCGGTGTCAAGGAAAAATCCAAGGCTTCCTGATTGAACAAGGAGCAGTACAGCAGTTCATCCAGACCATACAGGCTCAGAAACAAGAGCAAGAAGATCTTGAAAGGGAATGGATAGCCTACGATTTGTACATGCGGTGTATGCATCCAAATGGAATTGCTTACGAAGTTATAAAGCAAAAGTTGCCGGTAATCAATGAAGAGATCCAGAAGTGCCTTGCCAATATTGTTGACTTTGAAGTTCTCTTTGAAAACAATGGCAAGAACCTTGATATTCTCATTAAACATCCAAAATTTGAGCCTAGACCCTTATCTATGGGTTCCGGTGCCGAGAAGACTATTGCTGCCATGGCCATACGCTTGGCTCTGATTTCTATTACGAACTTACCGAAATCAACACTATTTATACTTGACGAGCCTGCAACTGCTTTGGATCAAGAACATATGGAAGGGTTTATCCGTCTATTGGAAATGATCAAGACTAAGTTTAAAACTGTTTTAATTATTTCGCATCTTGATTCTCTTAAAGACTGTGTTGATATGACAATTGATATAGATAAGGTTGGAGGCTACGCTAACGTAAAGGTGTAACATGGACAAAGAACAAATACTTGAATCTCTCAATGAGAACATCATAGAACAAGGACAAGAAAAGCTATCTAGTGTTGACTTTCAAAAAGAACTTCAGCTTAGCAATCCTAACAAGGGAGTGCTTGATGTCGTACAGGAGAAAATTATCTCTCGTAAGCTTCTTGTTTTTATTTGCGCAACTGTTCTTCTCGCTTCGGCTCAGCTTGATCCGGAGACTTGGGGAATGATTGCAATGATTTATATCGGCGGACAAACCGCCGTTGACTTTGCTAAGATGTGGCGTCATGGTGGTTAGTTTAGCAAAAGCTAAAGCATGGATTAAAGCTCACTGGAACTGGTTGGTTCTTGTGGGCTTATTCTGCTTGGCCTATGTTCTTGGTAAAAAGAGTTCCGGTACGTTGCTAGCACAAGCAACTATTGCAAAGGACCAATACAAGAAAGAATCCCAAGAGATCGAGCGCGTAGCCAGAGAAAAGAATAACAGAGACAAGAAGAACACTAACAGGACAAAAGAAATTATAAAAAAAATTGAAGAAAAGAAAGAAAAGGACCTGTCTCGTCTGGAAACAGACATAGACGCAGATCAAGTATTCCGAAACTTGGGGATAGACGAGAGATGATTTTTATCTTATTAACATCGGTTGCAATTGCACTAAGTCCCGAGTATACATTTTTATATCAAGGGGACGTCGCACCATTCAATGGTCGCCTTATGAATGAAGCAGCAATAGATTTAATAACCGAGCAGTTGGTTAACGGCCCAAAAGAGTGTCAAATTGAAATGCAGTATCAGCTTTCATTATTAGAAGCAGAAAAGAATGAAGAGATAAGAAGATTAAAAAGCGACCTCAGATTCAAATCTGATCTGGCTGAGATAAAAATAACCGAACAGAAAATAAGAATAGAAGAGCTAGAAACCTTAAAAACTCCTCCAAAAGCGCGACTTTGGTTCTCTTTGGGACTAATTAGTGGTATAGCTACGACAATAACCATAGCTCAGGCGGTGCAATGAGTAAAGATCCCAACTACGTTGTTAAAGTGGAAAAAGCAATAACAAAGAAGTATGGTGAAGAGACAATCCAAAATCCAAAGGGAAGCTGGACTGACGAAAAAGAGAAAGCATATGTTGCTCAATTAAAAGATCTTTACAAGGCCGACACGACAGAAGAAGCCGAAGAGGCGGAAATTGACGGAGTTTTTATAAATAAAAAACTACTTAATAAAGAATCGTCTAGATCTTGTCCGGTTTGTCTTACATACTCGTTTAAGTCCAATGATGACGTTTATATGTCAAAATTTGAATGTTGCGAAAAGTGTTATATACAGTGGATTGAAGGTAGAGAAGAGAGATGGCTTAAAGGATGGAGACCAAATAAATGAGTTCAACAACATTAAAAATTATTCAGGGACTTGCACAAGCGGCAAGTAATGTTTATGACGGTGCGCACGATGAACGCTATTCATCCGACGGCACAGCCAGAAAAGCAGGCCTCAGTCGCGAAGAGGGGGATCCTATTTTAGATAAAAGAGTAATTGATGGATTTTCAGTAAGTTTCTATGGAAACATGATGTGTATAAAGTACCAATCAGATATACTCCTACGTGATGTGTATGCGAATGATTTTGAAAATGAAATCAATCGTAAATTAGAAGAAATCAAAAAGTTTTTGCAAAAAGAATATAAGGTTATAACTGGAGAATCTGTTTCACTGTCTCCCGAAGGAGAATCTAACATTCTGGTTCAATCAACCTCTAGAGTTCGTTCATTTGTTCAGGCTAAACAACATTATAGTATTTCAAAAATTGATAGCGAGCCGATTCTCTCAAGCTCAGAGAGAGAGATTGATAGCAAAATAAGAGACTTTCTGTCGCAGTCTTCAACCAAGCGACCAAAAAACGACACACGTAAATAAGGAGACAGTCGAAATGAAATTAACTAGAGAAACACTTAAGCAAATCATCAAAGAAGAGCTTGAAACAGTTACAAACGAAGCATACGACATTGGCCCAATGGGCGCTATTGAACCCAGAGACGAAAAGCCATCTGTAGATCCAGAAGAAATCGGTGCTGACCCTGCTGCTCCTGATTTTGAAGAGGCTGTTGCTCAGCTTTCTGAGAAGTACCCAAGCGTATCAGACGAAATGCTCAGAGCAATGGTTACAGACATGTTCATAGTAATGGGCGCCGAAGGGTACTAAGTATAGGGGCACATGACTCTTAAGTTAACAAAACAAGAGATCGTAAGAGAGATCGTTAAGTCGGGAAAAGATCCAACATATTTTATTAATAATTATTGTAGGATTTCACACCCACTTAAGGGTCTTATCCCTTTTAATACTTACCCGTATCAGGACGATCTAATAAATGACTTTAACGATTATCGTTTTAATGTTATTTTAAAAGGCCGGCAGCTTGGAATCTCAACGATTTCGGCTGCTTATGCTGTTTGGTTTATGCTATTCCACAAAGAGAAGAATATTCTCGTAATGGCCACAAAGTTTTCAACAGCAGCCAATTTGGTTAAAAAGGTAAAGCAGGTTATGAAGAACCTCCCACCTTGGATGCAGGTCGCAAAGATCAGCATTGACAACAGAACATCTTTTGAGCTATCAAATGGCTCAACCATCAAGGCAGTCGGAACATCAGCAGACGCTGGTCGTTCGGAAGCTCTATCTTTACTTATCATTGATGAGGCAGCACACGTTGAGGGACTTGAAGAGCTTTGGGCAGGTCTTTATCCTACCCTATCAACAGGTGGTCGCTGTATCGCTCTGTCAACCCCTATGGGTGTTGGAAACTGGTTCCACAGAACCTATGTTGATGCCGAGAGTGGTGACAATGAGTTTCATCCGGTAAAACTCCCATGGGATGTACACCCAGAAAGAGATCAAGCATGGTTTGAGAAAGAGACCAAGAATATGTCGCGACGACAGATTGCTCAGGAGCTTGAATGCAATTTCAATACGTCTGGTGATACCGTAATTCATCCGGATGATATCGCGTGGCTCCTAGAGCACATAGAGGAACCAGAATACAGAACTGGTTTTGATCGTAATTTTTGGATTTGGGAGAAGTATGAAGAAGGTGCTCCGTACTTGCTTGTGGCTGATGTTGCTCGGGGAGACGGTGCTGATTCTTCTGTTTTTCATGTACTGAGAACGGATACAATGCAAATCGCAGCAGAGTATCAAGGAAAACCAACCCTTGATCACTATTCTAGAATATTAAATGATGCAGCAAGAGAATACGGAAATTGTTTGCTGGTTGTTGAGAATGTTGGTATTGGTATTTCTGTCTTAGAAAAGCTACGTGATTTGGACTACCCCAATCTCTATTATTCTATTAAGTCAACTCATAAATATGTTGACCCAGTTGAGGGAGAATATAATAGTCAAGCTGTGATGGGTTTTACAACCTCATCAAAAACAAGACCCCTCATTGTAGCAAAACTTGAAGAGTACATAAGAAATAAATTAGTAAGACCGAGATCCAGACGACTCTTCACAGAGGCTAAGACCTTCATTTGGAATAATGGAAAGCCTCAAGCGATGCGAAGCTATCATGATGATCTGATAATGTCCCTTGCAATTGCGTGTTGGGTTAGAGATACCGCTTTGGAAGTTTCTGAAAAGGAAGTTGAATATCAAAAGGCCATGTTAGACTCTATGTACTGCTCGTCAAAGACTCTCAACACTGCTATCAAAGGAATGAACGAGTATCAAAAGAGGGAAACTTTTGAAGAAAAGTATAAAAAGGAATTAGATGTTGTTAAAGATTTCCCTTGGATTTTTAAAGGCTAGTTGACAAAAGCATCTTTTTATGATATAATATAACTATTTACAAGGAAAAGGAACTCTCATGGCCAAAAATAACAAAACCCCTTATAATCCGGATTCCGGACTTTTTAAGTCTTTAACTAAACTACTATCTGGTCCAATAACCCAAAGAAGAACACAAACGGGTCGCCAGCTAAGAAGAAAGCATCTAGATATGTACGCTTCAAGGTTTAAGTCGGCGTCTGGTAAGCAATTTAAAAAGTGGGAAAACAATCCAATAAACTCAATAACCTTGAACATGATTTCAAACCGAAATCGTTCTGAGAGGTATATAGACTTTGATGAAATGGAATACGTGCCGGAAATAGCTTCGTCACTAGATATCTATGCGGATGAGATGACAACACATACAGAAATCCGACCAATGCTCAGAATAAAATGTCCAAATGAAGAGATTAAGCATGTTTTACAAAATCTTTATAAAAACGTTTTAAACATTGAACACAACCTGTTTGGATGGTCTCGCACCATGTGCAAGTATGGCGATTTCTTTCTTTATTTAGATATTGACGAGAACTTGGGCATTCGCAATGCCATCGGTCTTCCTCCTCATGAGATAGAGAGGCTTGAAGGCGAGGATGAAACAAATCCAAATTACGTACAATTTCAATGGAATTCTGCCGGATTAACATTAGAGAACTGGCAGCTAGCACATTTTCGTGTCTTGGGCAATGACAAACACACGCCCTATGGAACATCCGTGCTAGAAGCCTCTAGAAGAATCTATAGGCAGCTAATCCTTTTGGAAGATGCTATGATGGCTTACCGCATCGTCAGGGCACCAGAAAGGCGTTTGTTTAAGATTGATGTTGGCGGTATACCTCCACAAGATGTAGAGCAGTATATGCAAAAAGTCATGACCCAAATGAAGCGTCACCAAGTAGTTGATCCTACAACTGGTAAGGTAGATTTGCGTTACAACCCTCTCTCAATTGAAGAGGATTATTACATCCCTGTGAGGGGTCAAACCGCAACAGATATACAGAACCTTGCAGGCGGCCAGTTTACAGGCCAGATAGACGACGTTAAGTATCTTAGAGACAAACTCTTCTCTGCTTTAAAAATACCACAATCATATCTCACAATGGGCGATGGAGCAACAGAAGATAAGGCAACACTTGCACAAAAAGACATCCGCTTTGCAAGAACCATCCAGAGACTTCAGAGAGTTGTCATAGCAGAGCTAGAAAAAATTGGTATTATTCACTTATACACATTGGGCTATAGAGATGATGACCTGCTGTCGTTTAAATTACAGCTGAACAACCCATCTAAGATAGCCGAACTACAGGAAATTGAACACTGGAAGGCTAGATTTGACATCGCAGCTGCCGCAACTGAAGGATATTTTTCTAAAAGATGGGTTGCAGAACACCTTCTCGGAATGTCAGAAGACGAGTTTCTTAGAAATCAAAGAGAGATGTTTTTTGATAAAAAGTATGCTGCTAAGCTTGAGGCCGCCGCTTCCGGTGGTGAAGGCTCAGAAAGCGAAAGTGGAGAAGGAGGTCTTGCTGGTGGCCTAGATGATCTAGGTGATTTTAGCGACGACCTCGGTCTTGACGACGAGGCCGGCGAGACACCGACTGCGGATAGTGGCGGTGACGAAGGGGGTGATACTGATCTTCTCGCCGAGCCTCCTGCCAAGCGCGATGATGGTAAAAGAGGACCATACAAAAGACATCAAAGAAGCTATGACAAAGGTGGGAGAATCAAGAACTACCGTAACTTGGCAACTGGTGAAATTGGAACATCGCGAACAACATTTCCAGGTAAAACTGGTTTTGGCGGAATGGATTCCATCGCCAAAGGTATGGTAGAGTCTAGAGAACCTGCTGACTTATTAGATGAACAAAAACTATTTAATACAAGCGCTGAGGTTCAAGACTTGATCGAGGGTTTATTTAACAAGGACAAAACAATATGAAACATAATAAGAAAAGAAATACCGCTTTTCTTTACGAATGCCTAATCAAAGAAATTACGAAGGCTGTTGTGCGTAAAGAAGAAGATAAGAAAGCCATGGTTATTGAGATTGTCAAGGAGAACTTTTCAAAGGGTTCACCTTTAGATCGCGATCTTCAACTATATAAGCAGCTACTTGAAACTAAAAATTTAAAACTAGACTTTGCTTCTCGTTTCATAACAGAAGTTAAGAAAGATTGGCAGGAGCTTGATAGAAAAGAAGTTTTCAATGCACAAACCATCTTAATCAAGCAGATCAATGAAAATATAGGATCAGATGTTTTTGGGAACTTTGTGAAGAACTATAGAAATCTTGCGACAATTGGCCAATTTTTTAATTCCTCTGTTCTTACCGCTAAGAGTAGACTGGTTTTAGAAGATAGGGTTAAAAGTTTGGTAAT